GGCAAAGTCTGGTCGTCGGCGACCTCTCGCAAATTGAACCGCGAGTACTTGCGTGGCTTTCGGATTACGAAGAGATGCTTGACATCTTTCGGTCAGGTGCTGACCCTTATGCCGCGTTCGGTGCGCAGATGTTTAACATACCCGGACTTAGTAAAGAGTCGCATCCCGATTTACGGCAGTCTGCGAAGAGTGCGTTACTGGGTTGCGGTTACGGCCTCGGATGGGCGTCATTTGCCTCGCAACTTTTGGTGGGGTTCCTTGGTGCTCCGCCAGTCAGGTATGAAAGGAAGTTTGCGAAAGCACTAGGCGTAAGCAAAGACTTCTGCGATCAGTTTGTGGAATGGAAAGACACCGAAATCAAACTTAGGGATATCCCTCACACTTGTACACTACGAGAACTTGTAGAGCACGCTATAGCTTCCAAAAGAATCATAGACATTTACCGCAAAACAGCATACCAAGTCGTGTCATTTTGGGAAACATGCGCCACGCTCATGGAGAAGTGTTTGTACGAGGGCGAAGAGCGCCAATATAAGTGCTTGACATTTCGCAAGGAAGAAATAGAATTACCCAACGGCATGAAATTGCTGTACCCAAATTTAAGAATCATCAAAGATGAAAAAGGTAGGAGCCAGTATGTATACGGGCCAGACGCTACCAAGTTATACGCAGGAAAGATAACAAACAATGTCACGCAGGCGTTAGCTCGCATTGTAATGACGGACGGAATGCTCAGAGTATCCAAAAGATACTTCATAGCAGGCACAGTACACGACGAGCTAATCGCTGTCGTGCCTGAGTCGGAAGTGGAAGAAGCTAAGACTTGGGTCTTGGCTCAAATGACTATGGAGCCAAGCTATATGCAAGGCATACCATTAGAGGCAGATGTCGGCGCTCACAAGCGCTATGGGTTAGCTAAAAATTAAAGGAGAAATATGCCAATAAACAAAATGCCAATACCAAAAACAATTAGAGTTGGCAAAAAAAGATATTCCATCGAAGTTGTTGAAGCGTTGCTTCAGCGTCGAGTAATGGGTACGATAGACCATGACAAACAACTTATTCAGATTGGGCGTAGGAGTAACTATACAGGTAGGGCTTACACCAAAGCAATGATGACCGATACCTTTTGGCACGAGTTGGTTCACGCCATACTCAATGACATGGGTGAAGATTTATTGAACAACAATGAGAAGTTTGTTACAGGATTTGCAAACCGCTTAACCAAAGCAATTCAATCAGCGAGATTCTAATGAAAGTAACATGGTCACACAGTTCCCTCAAAGATTATGAGGGATGCCCACGCCGATACCACGAGGTCAAAGTATTAAAGAACTTCCCGTTCAAAGATAATCAAGCCACGTTGTATGGTAAAGAGTTTCATAAAGCAGCAGAGGACTACATCAAGGAAGACAAAGAACTTCCACCACAATTTGAATACAGTAGAGCCACTCTTGATGCCTTAAAGAAAAAGGAAGGGCGAAAATTGTGTGAGTATCAGATGGCGCTTAATATTCAGTTGCAACCAACTGGATGGTTTTCAGAAGATGTGTGGGTCAGGGGTGTTGCTGACTTGCTTATAGTTGACGACGATAACTTAACCGCTTGGGTCGTGGACTATAAGACAGGCAACAACAAATACCCTGATAGGGAACAACTTAAACTCATGTCACTCATGGTTTTTGCGCACATGCCACACATCAGAAAGATTAACTCAGCGCTGTTGTTTGTAGTTAAAGAAGACTTTGTAAAGCACAACATGACATTTGAGCAAGCAGAGCCCGAATGGTGGCAGTACAGAGAGCGAGTTGCTAGAATTGAACAGGCACATGCTACAGGTATTTGGAATCCAAGATCGTCTGGTCTTTGTCCGTGGTGCCCAGTAGTAACGTGTGAATACCATCCCAAATAAAAGGAGTGAAAGATGACACAGACCAACGGCAAGCGTGACTACAAACACGCATACAAATTGCAAAAGAAAACAGGTGAAACACAAGACCAACTTGAACGCCAAAAGGCCAGACGCGAGTACGACAAGAAAGGTATTGATCGCAAAGGCAAAGACATCGATCACATCACGCCCTTGCGTAAAGGTGGTAAGACCGAGCCGGGCAATCTAAGACTAAGAAATAAAAGCGCCAATCAAGGCGACAATAAATAAAGAGAGAAGTAAATGGAAATTGTTGAAGACAGAGCTTTGGTGTTCCGAACGCGGAACCCCGAAAAGTACAGCATCATTCCGAAGCACAAAGTATTTGAAGTCGATGACGGCTACGAAGTAGCAGTGTATTGGGGTTTGGAAGAAGCTAAGATTTTAAAAAATCTTGGTGTAAAAAATGTTCCTTCCCCAATTACCAAACGCTACAACTGGCCGGGTCGGTTCATACCTATGGAACATCAGATCGAAACATCTTCGTTTCTTACTTTGCACAAAAAAGCCTTTGTGTTCTCGGAGCCCGGCACAGGCAAGACGCTATCAGCGTTGTGGTCAGCAGACTATTTAATGACAAGGGGGGATGTTAGGCGCTGCTTAATTCTTTGCCCTTTGTCCATCATGCAGTCAGCATGGCTATCAGACTTGAACAACAGCATCATCCATCGTTCTGCCGTAGTCGCACACCACTCGCAGGCTACCCGCAGAATAGAAATGATCCAACAGAACTACGAGTTTGTCATTGCCAACTATGACGGGTTGAACTTAATTGCAAACGAGATCATCAATGATGGCCGCTTTGATCTTGTGATAGTTGATGAAGCCAACGCATACAAAACAGTTTCTACTAAAAGATGGAAAGCCTTGAAGTCCATACTACGTCCAGACACACACTTGTGGATGATGACGGGAACTCCTGCATCGCAGTCCCCTGTTGATGCGTATGGCTTGGCTAAGCTCGTGAACCCTAGCGGTGTGCCGATGTTCTTTACTGGATGGCGAGACAAAGTAATGAACAAGATGACGATGTACAAGTGGGCGCCCAAGCCTGAAGCAAAAGCCTTGGTACATGAAGCCTTGCAACCCGCCATCAGGTTCACCAAAGATCAATGCTTGGATCTACCGCCTGTGCTGACCATGACTCGGGAAGTACCGCTGACCCCACAACAAGCCAAGTATTACAACTTGCTCAAAGAAAAGATGATGGTCGAGGCATCAGGTGAAACAATTAGCGCAGTCAATGCGGCGGCTAGTGTATCCAAGTTATTACAGATCAGTTGTGGTGCAGCCTACACCGATGACCATGAGGTTGTGGAGTTTGATTCAGCACCAAGGTTAAATGTCTTGGAAGAAATACTAGAGGAGACAACACGCAAAGTTATCATATTTGCTATGTTTCGTTCCACAATCGACACCATCCACACCCATTTACTTAAACGCAATATCACCGCGGAGTTCATCAACGGCACGGTTAACCCATCAAAACGCTCGGATATTATTCGTAGGTTTCAGAATGAAGATACGCCTAGAGTACTCGTCATGCAACCCCAAGCAACAGCGCATGGCATCACCTTGACAAGAGCCGACACTGTGATATTCTATGGCCCCCTGATGAGCGTTGAGCAGTACACGCAAGCGATTGCAAGGGCTGATCGCAAGGGACAAGACTCAGAGAAAGTAACAGTCATCCACATCCAAGGCTCACCCATCGAGAAGAAAATGTTCAAGGCATTGGAGTCCAAGGTTAGTGATAACTTACTAATTACTCAAATGTTTGAGAATGAAATTAAATATTAAAAAGGAGTTGCAATGAACTAAAATCCATGTACAATGTCTAACGCTTGACAAGAAATCTAAATTAAACAAGGAGAAAAGTAATGACAGTCGAAGCAGAAACAGAGCATATACCGCTCGACCAACTGGCCAAAATCTATCGCAAAATAAAAACGCGTATGGATCTTGTGCAAAAAGAATTTGATACTCAACTCGAAACTTTAGCCGCACAACTGGATGAAGTTAAGACAGAGATCAAAGATCAGATGAAAGCGCAGGGCGCTAAATCTGTTAAGACGGACTTTGGTACGCTTAGCTTGGTAACCAAGACACGGTATTCCACAAATGATTGGGACTCGTTCAAGACCTTTGTTGTCCAGAATGATGTCGTTGATCTATTGGAAAAACGTATCGCCCAACTAAACATGTCAAAGTTTTTGGAAGAGAACCCCGGCCTCGTGCCACCCGGCCTCAACTCTAATACAGAGTTTGAGATCAAACTTTATAAAGCAAGTTAATCATCATGTCAAATTTATCAATCTTTAATCCCGCACAAGTACCCGCATTCGCCCAAGGTGGTGAGTTATCCGACACAGCTAAAGCCCTTATGGGTGGCTCAATCAGCACGAGCAGACGCATCTCTATCAAAGGTGGTGTGTTCCGTATCGTGGCTGGTGGCAAAGAGATCGCATCTATTGAAGAGCGCCATCTTGATGTCATCGTGGTAAAAGCTGCACCCAAAGTCAGCCGTATCTTCTATGCAAAGTCATACGATGGCGATAACATCACAGGCCCCGATTGTTGGTCTAATGATGGCGACAAACCCGATGCGTCTATCAAGGCTCCTCAGTCTGCGACTTGCATGACTTGCTCACAAAACATTGCGGGTTCAGGTCAGGGCAATAGCCGTGCTTGCCGTTATCAACAGCGCATGGCAGTCATGTTAGCGGATAACCCCGATGACATTTTGCAACTCACGTTGCCTGCAACGTCTGTGTTTGGTAAGGAAGAAGGCGACAAGCGCCCACTCCAAGCCTATGTGCGTCACCTCGCATTAGCGTCCCCTCCTGTGGATGTTGAGAAGATCGTCACTCGCATGAAGTTTGATACCAAAGCTGAGAGCCCCAAGTTGTTCTTCTCTCCTGTACGTTGGTTGACAACGGTAGAGTTTGAGTTGAGCAAAGCCAAAGGACACACGCAAGAAGCATTGGATGCTGTGCGTATGACGGCCTCTCAGTCTGATGGTGTAAAACCTAGAGCCCCTTTGAAGCTAGAAGGCACACGCCCTATGGGTGAGTTGACCAAGGAAGAAGACGCTCCAGTATACGAGCCTATTGCGGCCAAGGCAAAAGCCAAAGCCGAGCCTGTAGCTGAAGTTGACGATGAGCCCGAAGTCCGCAAGGAAACGGCAAAGCCTAGCGCTGTACCCGCAAAGAAAGGCAAACTTGCTGACATCGTAGCTGATTGGGATGACGAGTAAATAAGGTTTAGGGGGTAGCAAGAGCGGTCGCAACGTGTAGGTCGGGGTTGGTTTGTTGAACCTTTCTGTCCTCGTTAGATAGGAACATACCTACGGTTGCGTTTCCTCTGATGGAAAAGCATCACGCTACCCCCACCCTTAAATTAAACCACTATGCCATACTCAGACAAAATTGTAGATTTAGTAGCCCGTTCGCCAAAAACATTAGGGAGTACCCTAGGTCGGTGGGCGATACATTTGGACTTTCCTGTAACTAAAATAGCATATGCGCTGGGGGTCACCCGACAAACCGTGTACAACTGGTTTGAAGGTAAAGACGTCTTTGTTGCGTATCAAAACAGGGTAGAACTTTTAACAAAAATAATGTCATCCTCTAAAACGGCTGACGAAGCATGGAGAAGAATATGCAAGGAATACAACCTAGATCCCTCAGTAACTCGGAACTGATTATTTACTCAGATATGTTGGTAAACGCACCTGATGGAATGCCCCTTGAATGGCAAAAAGAATTGCTGCGCAGATATACAGAGCTTGCCCCAACAGAGACACACCTTTATCCCCAAGAAGGTCAAGCAGACTTATTCAAATAACCCGAAGGAACTAGATGGAACCGCTTGAGTTTCTAGCGGCGGTTTTACCGCCACCGGGTCACGGACGCTATTGCGTAGCCGAACTCACGAAGAAGAAGGAGCACTACTATGTGGAGACACTTGAAGAAGCGCAAACGAAAATAGACTCGTGGAAAAAAAGCAACTATGACATTTACTTTGCATTGGGTACGTTTGGCAATGAGTTGAATGACAAGAAAAACAACTACTCCCGAACCGCTACCAATGTGCAGATGGTCAAATGTATCGCCGTTGATATTGACTGCAACCATCCCAAAGACATCCCTGATAGCACAGGCGCTGTAAAGTCCAAGGCGTACGCTTCTGCGCAGTCCGCAGTATCGGCGTTGATGACGTTTTGTGATGAGATAGGACTGAGCGACTTGGGTCGCCCTTGGTTGGTCGCATCTGGCGGTGGCGTACACGCTTACTGGCCGTTCAAAGAAGCCGTTGAGAAAGATGAGTGGTTGCCTGTGGCTGAAGGGTTTAAGCGCCTATGCTTTCAAAAGAAGCTGGCCATCGATCCAACAATCACAAGCGATGCCTCTCGGGTATTACGCGTGCCAGACACCATCAACACAGGTGTTAAAGCCAACAAGAGGGTTAGGGAAGCAACCAATGTTCGTTTCAAGAATGAAGGGGACTTCTTTGAGCTTACAGACATCCGCGCTTTAGTTGAGAAACATCTTACAGGCACAGCCTACGAGAAGATTACAAAGCCGTCCAATACCCTCATACTACCCGGCACGGCTCCGGTGGGAGCGACCAGTGTCTCTTTGTTCCAAAACTCGGTGACTCGGTTCAAAAAAATTATCATGCTCACCAAGCAAGGGAATGGGTGCGGTCAGCTTGACTACTACGTTAACAACGCAAGTGATGACGGCATGGAACCTCTTTGGCGTGGGCTCTTGAGCATTACGCAGAAATGCGTGGATGGAGAGAAGGCAGCAGTCTGGCTCTCAGATATGCACCCATACCCGCATGAGCGTATGCACCAAAAGTTAGCGGAGATTAAAGGGCCCTATCCATGCACCAAGTTTGATAGTGAAAACCCCGGTGTGTGTATTTCATGTAAGCATTGGGGCAAGATTACAAACCCGTTAGCGTTGGGCAGAGAAACAGCCGTGACGCGCTTAGAAAAAACAATCATTACAAAGGAGAATGAAACAGTCCATAGACCAGAAACACCCAGAGGATATGCTTATGGTGAGCACGGCGGTGTCTTTATCGAGAAAGAAGATGAGGACGCCAACGGCAACAAAATCAAACGAATGGTCATGCTACTTTCTTACGATTTGTTTCCTGTGCACATATTAAGCAACAAAGGTTCTCACACACTACACATGATGGCTTTGCGTCCGCAAGGCATAAAGACCATTACATTACCAACCAAAATGATCGGGAGCCCCGTTGAAGTTACAAAAGCGTTAGTTGATCAAAACGTCTTAAGTTCTTTTGGATCGGGAAACGATAAAAATTTGTACGATTACGTACGAGCGAGTTATGAAAAAATGAGTACAGAAAAAAACACAATTGAAATACCCACAAGCTATGGATGGCAAGCCAATGAAGATTTTGTCTTTGCAGGATGCATCTATTCAGCAAACAAAAAACCAGTTGAAATTCCTATGGAGGGACTAGAAAACATTGTCGATAACACCCAGCCAACTGGGACGCTAGATGCGTGGCGCAATTTTATTAACTTACTTATTAGAAAGAAAATGTATGACCATTTGGCAATCATTCTGGCGGGTATTGGAGCGCCCCTTATGCGTTTTACTGGTATTTACGGTATTACTTTCCATTGTGGTAGCACTGAGTCAGGGACAGGAAAATCTCTTGCGTTGGAAGGCGCGGCGTCTGTGTGGGGACACCCCGTACACTATCGTACGGGAAAGGGAACTTCTCCTGTTGCAATGCAACAAAGACTTGGACTCCTTAATAGTTGTCCTTTAATTACGGACGAGATCACATCTAAAAACCGGAATAACTTTGAATGGTTTCCGGAATTTTTACTGGACATGACCGAGGGTCGTGGCAAGGAGCGTATGGAGTCAGGCTCCAACAAAGAGCGTGTCAATCTGTCTACATGGATGACCAACGCGATCATGTCGTCCAATACCCACGTGGTTGACATCTTAACGGGTGAAAGAAAGCACGCCGCCGAAGGTGAACTCAGACGCTTGATTGAGTTTGTGATGGACGAAGAACTGTCATGGGAAGCTGACGAGATCGAGATCATTAAATCCTTGGCGCAGAACTATGCGGTTGCTGGACACATCCTTGCCCAGTACTTTGTAGACCACACTGAAGAGCTTGCTAAGTTAGTGCCCACTTGCGTCAGACAAATGTATATAGATTTTGAAGCAACGAACGATGAGCGGTTTTGGATGGCGGGTATAGGCGCTACGATTGCAAGCGGGGTTATTTGTAATAGCAAACACGCCGATGTGGTTGAGTTTCCCATGCAAGAGATCATTAACGCATTCAAGCGCCGTATTGATTATATGCGCGTCAATATCCGAAGCGGAAAGCGTGTGGCCGAGGATGTCCTCAACGGATTCATCCGTGACCATTGGGGGCACTTTGTCATTGTCAACTACGGAGAGCGTGGGGGATTGGCGGCAGCAATGGGGGACGGCTCTATGATTGATAAGGCCACAACCAAGTCCAACGTCATGGGGCGAGTCGAGAACGGCGTGACTGCGGGATGCAAAGATTTCTTTATCGAAGAGCGCTTACTGAAATCTTATTGTTCTTCCATGAGCTTTGGCTATACCGACTTCAAGCGTCAGATGGAGAAGGCTTATATGGTCTCCTACATCCCTAAGAAAGATTTGATGGCCAAGACCAACGGCCCACAGATGCGAGTAGCAGTAATGAAAATATCCAGACGAGAAGAGGAAGCCAATGAAATCATTGCGCTACCCGTGGATAAAACTTGACAAAGGGCAGGGGTTTTTCATCCCCTGCCTAGACCCCGAAACTGTCCGAGTTGAAGGACTCAAGGCTTCTGTTCGTTATAGAGTATTTGACGCTAAAGCTAAAATTGGAATTAAGAACGGTCTGTTGGGTGTTCAGTTCTATCGAAGACCCCGCGCATAGTATTTGCAATTTTAATTTTTAGTTGGCGCATCTCGTCCAGCTTTGCCCGCTTTTCTTGTGGCGTCATAGTAGATGCTTTGATAGCATTCTCAGCTCGCGTGATGGTGGCCAGTTGCTTTGTCACATTACCCACAACAGAAGCCGAGGCAAGCTCGTTGATATGGTCTTGCAAATATGCGTTGGCTTCGGAGCGCTTGCCTTCTTGGAGTAAATCTTTAAAGGTGTTTTGTACTTGTGTTAGCTCGTGCATATGGTCATACACAGCACTGATGCGACCTCCTGCATCCGCAGGCTGGAACAAAGAACCAATAACCGCTGTATCAGACAAACGCTTAACCGCTTGCTCTGGCGTATCAGACGTAGGCGCTGCTACATTCAATGCTTGGAGCAATGCCACACCCATAGAACCCGTATACCCGCGTACCAAGTTTTCAATTTTAATAGGCGAGATATCAAACGCTTTGCCCAAACCTTTGGCTACTTCAGACGTATTGTCACGATAGCGTTGGCCAGCTTGCAAGTTCTGTTCTTTAAGAGATTCTAATGAACGCCCAGTATAGAACGAATAGTTGGCTACGTTTTCAATAAAAGGTTTAATTGCTTCGGGCAAGAACATGGATGAACCGCCGGGTATGGTTTGGATTGCAATGGTCTTGAACGCCTTGTACGCATCTTCACCACCCTCAGAACTGCGCATTGAATTGATGAGCGCTTCTGGAATTCCTTTAAAGATATATCCAATCTCAAATGGTACGGGCACACGAACTGCTTCTGAAATGCCGGGGATGTGTACAAAGAAGTTGCCATACTTTTCATCAGGGTTGGCGTTCTTATACGTGTCATCGTCTTGCATCAACAACGTGTAAGCCACAGCAGTTAAAGCCAATAAAGCACCACGTTGGAACAGCTTGTTTTGGATTTGCAAACGCTCATTCATGGGCATCTTACCTGTAAAGGCACGGTATAGAACATCCAAACTTTGTAGCTGGGCATTGAAGAAAGGTATCAATTTAGATGCCAATCCAACGCTAGGAGACACGCCACGACGGTTAAAGTTCATGGCTTCAAGAGACATGAGCGTGGCTTCCATTTCAGACAAACCTTGGGCAATGTAACTGTTGTACTGAGCACGGCGGGTGGCTGCATCCGCTTCCATTGTGAGACCTTCAGCTTTGCTGATTAGTTGTGTCCAATCGGCTCTACCCGCTTGGATGTCTCGCAATATCTTGGACAAGTCTTCGTTGGTTCCAGTAAAGATTTGACCGCCTGTGATACCGCGTCTTTCTAATTTTTCTTTGGTGGCAGACTTGCCCAACTCTTTGATAGCGCCCATCACAGGAGTAAAGTCAGCACCTGATAACAGCGGAGCTGCAACCGAGTCGCGTACTAGCTGACGAAACGCGTAGATAGGAGAAATGGTCACAGCTTTGCGTAAGAATGTAGCAGGCAAAGACATGGCCTTAACAACAGCGCTGTTGTTTAATGGAATACCTTCCAAACCTTTTACAAGTAAGTCGGCAGGAATACCCAGCGTCTTGGTATCAACCACCACAAACTTATCTTCGCCCTTGTCCCTAAAGCGCACAATATCTGGGCCTGATGTAGACTTGGCTACAGTATGCGCTAGCTTCATGCCAATTAGCTCGTACATTGCGTTCTTGGTTGCCAAGTTACGCAAGCCCATATCCACAAGCATAGATGTGTTTTGTACTGAACTTGTCAAGAAGTCCAGTATCTTTTCTTCACCACCAATCAACTCATGCAGATAAGGCTGCTCACGCAAGTTGCCCACTTTAATAGGATTCTCAGCGCCAATCATTAACTCTGCATTGCCGTTGCGCTCTCGGTAGTAGGGTATGTAGTCATTAGAATCGGCCAAGGCTTTGGCTTCGTCTGGACTCAAGGCGCCTGTGTCTGCCAAAAACTTCATCAAATCTTTGTTGTATTTGTTGTACTCATTACGAGCTTGAGTAAATACAGAGTGCAGTTTTTGATTGCCCTCAATTTGTTTGACGGCATCACGTAGATCAGCTTCTTTAACTTTGTAGTTAAGTTTGGCGTAACCTACGCGCTCTGCACGTTTACCCAACAAATAAAGACTGAACAAACGGTTGGCGGCTTCAGCGTTCATATTGGGAGCTTCTTTAAGGATGCTCACAACTCTAGCCAAGTTAGCACCGGGCACGCTCTCAATCACATACTCGGTACGCCCGTCTTTACGGGTATAAGCCACGCGTTGTGGGACGCCTATGCCGACTGCTTGCTGGGTAAAAGACATACGTTGATCGTACATACGCAGGTAATACATCATCTGCATACCCTTGAATGCGTCTTTCATTTCACCCGCAATCTTCTCAAGCGGAGCAAAGCGGTCAAGCACTTGGGTTCTGAATGCCAAACCAAGGTTGGCTTCCACACGCTGACGGATAGACTTAGGACTTGCAATTACTTTGTCGGCTGTTGCCAAAACCTTTTCAAAGCCCGGTGCTTGAGCCTTGGGAGCATAGCGCTCCTCTTCAGGCTCTTCGGTCATAGCCTGTACGGGTGGTGAGTCGGCAATTTTGTTTGGTGCGTCTACTTTTCCGTATTCGGTAAACAGCGCTCTATCTTTAGTTTCTGGCGTATTAAAAAACTCTTTGTTTATTTTTTTATTTATTTCCAAAATTTCTTTTGGTGCTAGATTTGGTTCTACATAAAGTTTATTAGTGGCAGTTTCTAACCAATCAGAAAAACTACTGTCATCTGTCATTGCCCTATCAACAGCATAAACAAACTGTTTATTAAACGCATTTTCAAATTGTTTTTTAATAGAGTCTACAAGACGTTTAAACCCTGCGTCTTTTAAAGCAGAGGTCAACGGGTTAGATAGTTCTGCCGTATCAACTAAACCACTTCTGGCTTTTTGACGTAGCATTGCGCGTATAGAACCAACAACACTATTCGCCATGTCTTTAGCATCAAATTTTTGCTCGTTAACATATAGCGCATCAGGTAATTTTAAATTCAAACTAACTGTTGAACTGTAATTTAAAACTAAATCTTTGACAGTTTGAACGCCATAAATAGTCGCATCAACGCTTTGTGAAGCTGGGCGTATTTTGTTAATTACAGCCCCGACAGGCGTGTATATTGTGCTGTCTTTAAAAAGGATGAGTTCATCTATAGGACTGGTTAAACTGGGTAATTTTAAAACTTTTTTAAAGTTACTAATATCATTCACAATCTCTAAACTTGGAAAGGTGTCTTCAGTATATGTTTCGTACACATTTAAGTGGTTTAAACCCTTAATAGTTTTAGCATCTGCTGAGTATGTTTTTCCTTTGAATTCAAATTCAAAAACGACGGGAGAGCTAGAACTAAAAGTCAAATGTTGCCCCGGAAAATAATTTGAAGCAAAAGCTTTTTCTGTGGCGTCTTCTAAAATGTTTGTAATTTCTTTAACGACTTTAGCTGAAGGGTCTGGTCTGTTAGAGTACCCGTCAACAACTCTAAACGCCAATAATTTTTCAACTGCGTAGTCGTAAACAGCCAAACCTTTATTGGGGGTATCTCTTAAATAGTCACCCATACTAAAAAGCATAGGTGTGGTAAGTTCTTTATCGCCTTTAAGAACCCCTATCAAAAATTGTTTACGATCAAATTCTTCTACGTATCTAGACGTGTTTGCAAAATTATTTTTGGCCAAAAAATCTTTGGCTATTTTTTGTTGCGCATCACTAAGCGCTTGATTAGGGCTATTACCTCTAATCTCACCAACATCGTTTGTTCCGTTCATGCGTACAGCAACTTCGGGTCTGCCGTTACTATAGTAAATATAAAAATCGCCGTTTGTAATTTGGGTTTGTGCCGTAGAAACACCTGAACCTGTACACCAAGGCGTATTTGCAGCGCCTGCATTTAATGCAACAGCGGCATCGTATTCATCAGACTGGTCAAACTTTTGCCAACCTTCTTTGCGTTGATTGTTTTTAGCATTCTTATCTGCAACTTTTTGCATACCATCTAAGAATGCTTCTTTGAGCGGTTTGCCTGCACGCAGTTCTTCAATCACGGCGTGCGCATCATCAATACTAACTACCGCTACTGAATGCCGATTATTGGGTTCAATGGTCGCAATTTTTAAACGACCATCTTTGCCTGATAGAATTGCGTATTTAGCGGCAGCTTTAGCAACCAAGGCTTGTTCTACAAACGTATAACCGCCGTGATCCATCATATTTTTGATAAGACTTCTAAGACTTTTTCTGCGCTCAGCATTGATTGACTGTGCTTCCCTGTCTCTTAAAAGACTATCATTTTGTGCTTTTAAATTGGCAAATGTAGCGGGTTCCGCTTCAACATAATGCAACGCACTATTAGGATCGTAGTTTTTACCGTCAGACATGACGGTGCTGTAATCCAGTTTATTTGGATCCGCAAACTTGATATATTTACCAGAACTAAAATCTAGCTTTCCTTGAGGTGTTGCCACTTCGTTGTACATGTCATCCAAGTAGTCACGACCAATGCGGTTGGCGTCCTCGGGTGTACGGTCTTTTTGTTTGATGTCTCCACCAAACTGATCCGCAAACTGCTTCATTGAGTTACTACCCGTATGGAGCGCGGCTATGTCTTTTGCTGACAACCGTTGGTTTACAGCCTTTTCTTTGCCACCAAGTTTGGTGCTGGAAGGAATGAACAACGCATCAACAGACTGGAGCGCTGCGCCCAACATGGTCTGGGCTTCTGCATCAAAGCCCAACATACGCAAGATAATGCTCTTAAATCCGTTCCATGCGTCTTGTAATTTCCAACGCTTACCCTTGAGTTGTTCTTGCAAATTGCGGTTGGACATAACCTCTGCCACAAACTCAGACAGACTGCTCTTGGCGTTGACGCTAGTAAAGCGTGGGTCATTCTTGACGACATTGTGTAACAACATCAACTCTTTAACAGCAACCCTTTGCATCTCTGTGAGCTTGCTTGGGTCTTTCTCGTACTGAACAATTACACGTTCAGCGCCTGCATGAGTTCCTTCGTGCAATAAAATTTCTTCAGACAGACCACCATTCCGATTAAGTGTGACCTTTGTACTGATGGCAGAACCCAAAACTTCATTGCCATTCTTGTCAGTCATGCTGTTGACCAACTTAACATCTGTGTTGTCCAGCAAAGCCGCGAGGCGTGCGGCAACTACCTTGGCAATCTTAGATGTACCCTTGGCGTTAGCCAAATCTGTAAGCGCTGCTTGGATGTCGTTGTTCTCAAGATGTTTGATTTGTGTCTCAGTCAGGTCAGGCGTTTGGGTCTCTACGCCACGAGCCAATCGTTCGCCTTCTTTCTCAGACTGGATACCTTCTTCAAAATCTCTTTGGATACCTTTGAGTCGGTTGTAGCGTTGGGTACGTTGCGCAGTTTCTGTTTTGCTTTCAGCAGAAGAAGTTCTGAATTGTCCGGGAGCACCCGAAGCATTGCGTGTTTCTTGCGGTGTGCGTTTAGAAGGCACTTGCTGTGTGCCAGTAGTAGCCAAGGCTTCTTGAAGTTTTTTAACTTGTTCAGCAAGGGCTTGCTTGTACTCAGGTGTTTTCTTACCCAACTCCAAGGCTTTTTCAACACGCTCATTACCGATTGCAATACGGTAGTCGTTTACAGCTTTGTCGTTAGCACCATGTTTTTTGCGCAGGTTATCCAAGCGTTTGACTTGATCGTCTATCATTGCTTGGTATTCAGGAGACTCCATGCCTTTTTGTTTGGCAAGGTCTTTTAAAGCTGTGGTCTGTTCAGCTTCTTTGCTTACATCTCCGGCATTGATGCGTTTGGCTGTTGCTGCCGCACGAGACACAGGAACTTTACCCGTCTTGGTACGTTCTTTTGAACGACGCAATTCTTCAGCGCGTTGCTCGGCTTTAATGTCGCTGGCTTTAGCCGCAGGCTTGACTTCGTATAAAGACCTGTGCAACTCTTCAATCTTTTTGCGGGTAGGCGCAATTTCTTTAGCCACCAAAGCATCGTAGCGCCTTTGCAAAGTTTGCATTTTGCGTTTGACTTGAAACTTTTCTGACGCATCCATTTGCCGTTCTGCGGGGGCTTCTCCTTTGCCTAATTTGGCTTGGAGGGCAGCGGCTTTTTCACGCATGTTTGGGCGTGCGATACCTGTCTCTAGTCTTTTCTCAAGATCGTCGTACTCATTGGCCATCATCTCCAATTGTTGATAGTACGAAAACTTGTTGTTCTTTTGTCGGGTTAGCACATGGCGCATCAAACCCTGAATTTGGTTGGTCACCGAATCGTAAGTGTCTTCATCCGCCGTGCGTGTAAGTTTAGTACCCGCCAAGTTAAGACGCTCGTCCAAAGATTTAATCAACGCTTCTTTATCGGCAGCCGCCTTATCTTTCTCAGTTTCTCTTTTAACGCGTTGCTCTTCGCGGTAAGGCACAGACAAGTTCAACACCTCTTGCATATTGCCTTCGTTGATGGCGTTACGCATTTTATTGGTGGTACTAAAAATATCCGTGATCTGACGACTGGGTTTGTTGGACGCCAGCAAACGCTTGATTTCAGCTTCTGTCTTGTTGATCTCGTCTGTCTTGGCGTTGATGGCCAGTTGGTCACCGCCTTTTACAAGTGCTGGCAATTCTTTGTTAGCACGATCAAGTTTCTTTTCGGCTTCTTGAATTCTTTTATTTACTTCCGTTTGACGCTTTGTCACATCAGCCAAAGAATAAGACAACGCTTCTTTAGGTGTCTTAGCCATCCCGGGTTCTTCGGGAGCTGCCTCTTGTTTTATAGGAGGTAAAGGCGCTTCTTCTCGCGTAAATAATTCACGGGTCTGCCCACGTTGTTGGACGTTGGCTTGTTGTTCTTCGTAGGCAGCGCGTTGACGGGCGTGTTCTTTTTCTAAATCAGTTAGTTCTTTTTTGTGTTGCTCCAAGGCAGCAGCGTGTTTGGCTACCGCTTCAAAGTCGCCTACAGACTGGGCGGTATCTAGTTTCTTTTCTGTAGAAGCAATCTTACTTTGCTTGATTTTAAGATCGGCAGCCGCTTGCGTTTCAAACTCGCCTTGAGGCTGAGTGACGCCACCCATTTGTTGAATAGTAGAACTCAAAGCACCAATACGATCTTGGAGTTTTTTATGCTGATCGGTCAGTTGGGCAATAGCGCCTGTGTCTCGGGCTTTAACAGCATCGTTAATTTGTGCTTCCAACTGCCTTGCTTGGCGTTGCATAGCATCGTGTTCATCTACCAAACGTTGCGCATTGGGGGCAGGCTCATTGGCCAGTCTTGCAGGCGGTGCCACATTTGTTTCAGTAATTCCTGTAGGCAACGGTGCGGGTGCAGGGCCAGTAGGTGCGGGCAACGCTAATAATTGTTCAGGTGCGGGTAGTGCAAGTTGAGGTTCCGCAGGAGGTGCGGGTGGTATTGGCTGTTCTTCTTCAGCCCCTGCAAGTTTAGCTTGTGCTTTTGCACGCCCACGTTCCACAGCACGACCGGGGACAGATAAAACACCACCAAGGACAGCACCGCCAAGGAAGTTGTCTAAGTATTCTTGACGAGCTTCAGGATCAGTAAGGGATAACCCTGCTTGTAAACGCTCAAAGACTTGTTGCCCAGCTTCTGTCAAACCTTCAGCACCAGCAACTTTACCACCTGTTAAAGCGTAATCACCGAGGGTTCTAGTAAGTCCTTGTTCTGCAATCTTTTTAGCTTCTGCGTTGGTCAAAGCAATACCGGCTTCACCAAACAATCCCTTAACGCCGGGTATCATGCGTAAACCAAAGGTATCCAAAGCCGCCTGTGGCACGGCGGCTAGGGCAGCGGCACCAAGACTAGTATCCGCTAAGCGTTTGCCTTCTTCCATTTGACGAGCTAAATTGGTCGCAGTAAATTGCCCAGTACCCGCACCAAACGCGGCCAAAGTACCCGCACCTAATCCAGCAATAGCCAACTCAGGTGCGGCAATTGCAGCTCCCACACCCGCAACAGCAGGAGCAACCATATAAGGTAGAGACCCACCAACAAGCTCACCAAATTTAGTTAAAGGTGCTTCTAAAAAACTTTTTTCTGTAGGTTGGAAAGCTTGCCTAGACTTTTCTTGCTGGGCTCTAAAATACGCTTCCGCTTGTTGCGGATCAGTAATGCCCAGTTTGCCAGCTAAAGCACCAAGGCCACCTTTAAGAGATTCATAACTTGACTCAAGGGCTGGCATAAAGCCGTGTTTGGGTTCTGCTTTAGGCGTAGGTATTTCTTCAGGGGTCTCTTCCTGCATGAAATCTTTTGCCAATTGTGCAAGACGTCTAGCTGCTTCGACGTCTCCTGCGGCATCTGCATTGTGCAAAGCCGTCAGAACCTCGTTAAGTCTCATAGGAATACCCTATTGTGAATAATATTTAGAAAAATCCGCTTTTGCTTGTTCTGATATACGACTTGGATGAATTATACCCAAATTCTTGTATGCGTCTTGGATAAAAGTTTGGTACGCCATACGTGCTTGTTCAGGTGTTGCATTGAGATGCAATGGGTTCTTTTGCCATTCGGCAAAGTTTCTATCAGCAGAAGCAAGCGCTGCTTGTGGCCCACGTATATCTTCGTAGTATCCGGCTTGAGCGCCGTATAGTTGACCTTGTTGTTTTTGTAATGCTTCCAAAGCGTTTTGCTTGCGTTCTTCAAGCATCGCACGTTTCTTTTCTTGCTCGTTTCTTAAAGCGCCAAGTCCAGCATTACCCAAATTTTGTAGCGCATAAGGCGACTGACCAGCCATCAAACCAAGACCCAAGTTCAACAACAGATCATTCCAATCACGGCTGGGTTTGAGTCCTTCGCCTGTGGGTTTGTTGGGTTGCAATCCTTGTCCTGTTTCTCCAGATGGGGGTGGCATATAAAGCCGATCTTCTGGGCCGTTCTCGTTAGGGTACTGGGGCTCAATACCCGCAGCGTTGGTGGTCGCCGCAATTTGCGGAACCACTCCCAAAGTAGAAGCAACCCCTTGCATACGCGCTGCCTCACCGCGATTTTCTGCGCTAACTTCTCTAGCGGCTTCTACATTTTTGGCTGTTTGATTAGCTTTTTTCCACGCTTCAACTTCAGCCGCATTTGCAGGCATACCTTGTTCGTCATTGATTGCGTTAATCATATTTTGACGACGCGAAGCAGGCATAGCGTTGCCTTGTGAATCTACAACAATAGGCTCTCCGGGGCGTGACATTTCAAGCCTTGGTTGTGTCGTACCTTCTGGCGTCAAAGTCTTGCGCTTACCGCGTTCAATAGCTTGTTGCATTGCGGCTTCTGTTTCAGCAATACCGCCTGAAGGACGCTTAATAGATTCACCAAGACCAATATGCGCAAGATAAGGAGGTATTTTTAAATCTTCTAAGTTTTTACCAAAAGCTTGAGAAACCGCTTTACCGCCTTCAGTACGGGGGGCGTATGTGACTTGACTTGACAAACGCTTGAATGTGTCTTCCATTGGAACGCCATTAAAAACCTTATTGCCAAGCGCTGCAATTCCTGCCGTAGGAATTGACAATAACCCAGTACCGTACTGCAAAGCTGTTTCGCCTGCACCAATTAAGCCTTGGTTACCTGTAATGGCCTGCGGTGTTGCCGCTGCTTTAGCTGCTTGTTCTTTTGCAATAGCAGGATTAACGCCGGGTATTAAATCCGCAGGTGCTCTTCCGGGTACGGTTTCTGCTTGTGCAGAAGGGATAAAACTAGTAACTGCCGTTCCCAACTTTTTAAGATAGTTGTTGGCTTCTGGTTTGTTTAGTTTTTCAGGAACAAGCGCACCCTCATTTTGTTTTAAGTGCTTGTTTAAAAACTTTTCACCTTGGTTGTAGGCCACGGCTATTTTTTGTGGGTCGTTGTTGTACTTGCTTTGTAGGTCTTTAATGAACGCCAAAGAAGCATCAATATTTTTAAAACCATCAGTACGTTCTTCAGGTTTAACGCCGTAATGTAGACCTGTTTTTTTAGTCAATTGCCCAATACCTACTGGGCCTGTAGGAGACTTAGCGTATGGTTTGTATCCTGATTCAATACTAAAAATGCGATCGGCAAGTTCTGGAGACACGCCCATTTCTCTTGCTTTTTGTAGTGCATAGCGACGGTATACATCAGGAGAGTAATCAGGGGAACCACCTGTGGCATAACCCGTAATCCCACCACCAGCCATGTTTCTTGAAGTCACGCCACTATCGGGGCGCAAATCTACAGCGGGGGCCATTTGAGCATAGTTAAACATACCTGGTTGCTGGCCACCATCGGCATATCCAGCAATACCTCCGTCAGCCATGTTCTGTAAGTTAGGGGCGTTCAATGCACCAATGCCTTGATCTTCTGGCAAAACATTGATGGCTTGTCCATGACCGCCTGTAATTGTTTGTCCTGCACCACCTGTTAAAGGAGTAGGTGTCATTTGCGCCAGATCTTGATCCACTACAGGAGGTGGTTTTTGACCTGCCATTTGCGCAGCTTGCCCAGCACGCATTTGCTGGCGTGTTTGACTTTCTTGAAACGCTAATGGAAACACAAATGGATCGCTCTTGTGCATTGCCGCATATTGCTGTAGCTGTTGGTCAGACATACCTCTAAGTGTAGAGGTAATTTGCATGACGTTGCCTGTAGAGGGCGCTACGCCGCCCATTGGAAACATTGGATTCATTGCCATCTTATGCTCCCATCTGTGCTAATGCAAGGTCTTGTATACCGTGCGATTCTTTAATTGCTCCACCCTTGGCTTTCAAAAGCGATGCGGCAGTAAGTCCTAAACCCCCAATTTGAGATAACGCGGAAGGTGGTGCTTGATACATGGTCTGACCTTGTGCAGACATGGGTAGTTTGTTGATAATATCGGATAAGAAACCCATTTGTTTATATGGATAATTTTGAGCGTTAAGAAAGTTTTGGTACTGATTATTAAGTACGTTTTGCATTTGTTGCTGTTGCTGGCCACCATACTGGTTTTGCAACTGATTGATTCCCATTTGCTGACCGTACTGAGTCTGACCCAAATTGCCCAAAGTGTTGGCGCCTTGTAGTGCTGTGTTCAATCCCTGAAGGCCAAGGTTGGCTCCAAACTGTGCGTTTTGTGCGCCAAGTTGTTGTTGTGTATTGAATTGATTTTGAGCGTTTTGAAATGCGTTGGCTTGATTCATACCCAACTGACGTTGCAAATCTGCGTTGCCTTGGGCACGCATCAGGTAGTCGCCACTACCACCAAAGGCTCCGTGTTGTGCGGCTTGGGCTTGTTGTTGCTGTTGAGCTATTGCCGCATTTCTTCTAGTTGCTTGATCCATGACATCCGTGTAGGGACTCATGTATTGCTTGGCAATATCAGATGTAAAGCTTTGTGGTTGATATGAATAGTTTGTACCTAAAGCACCAAGCCCTGCCATGCCCGCAATCTGTGAAGCACCCGCCAATTGGGGAGCCGCTTGCATGTTCTGTGCCCCAGCGTATGATTGCTGTTGTAAGGGGCTAAACTGGGCTGTTTGATCGCCTGTGTATGCTTGATAAGGCTGGAAACCTGTGATCTTAGGCATTCCTGTTACGGGATCTATTTGAGAAGTATCGTACTTATAAGTTGTAGCCGCGGCTTGACCCAAAAGCCCTTGTGCATAAGGCGCAATCTCAGGCGCGTACCCTTGTTGATACTGCGTTATTTGTGTAGGTGTTGAGGTATCTGCCATGATCTATCCTTATGCGGGTAAGTATTGTTCAGCGCGGGGATTGGCCGCCACTTGGTTTTTGCCCGTGGTTTTTTTACGAGCACTTTGAATGCGATCCATCATTTTGTAAAGTTGACGAGCGCCTGCCTCAGTTGATCCATTCCCAAGTTCAGAAACGATCCGAGCAGGAACCACAAACTCGCCATCAGCAAGACGAGCAGGCTGACGGTTTCCAATAGATGCAGGGATAGAATCAGAGACACCATCGCCCGGGCCACGAAGTAAACGCCCCCCATCTGAGTAGCCTCCTAAATGCCCCATCATTGGCATACCGCCAGCAGCATAACGGTACAAAAGTTTTGCAATACCTGTCAACCCGCCTTTGGCATCTTCTTCAGCATGACCACCAAAATTATTGTGTCCACCACCGCCACCACCAGAATTGTCAACAAAATGCCCAGACGAGTCTATCGTACCCACAGCTGATACTGGATGACTGTCTACACCATTTGTTGTATCAAATGTTGTAAACGATACAGTATTATTATCAGTTGTAGGGATAGCGTTTGGATCTTGTACATTAGTTAAAAATGCCGTTGCCGTGGTTGCATCAACTCCCATAGCACCTGCTGCATCCTTAATAGAAATATGATTATTAGTTAAAAATGCGTTTGCGGCATCTTTTTGTTGTTGTGTTGTTAAGCTGCTATCGGTAAGAATGTTTGCAAGTGTATTTGATATGTCTTCGGTAGATAATTTTCCACTATCTTTAGTACCGGCAGCACCAGTACCTTCAATAGTTCCAGAACCTCCACCATTAGTTCCAGAACCTCCACCATTAGTTCCAGAACCTCCACCATTAGTACTATCATTCACAGGCGTGACTAAAGTAGGAATACCACCGCCAGTTGTACTTGTATTATTATCAGTTGTAGGCGTGACTAAAGTAGGAATACCACCGCCAGTTGTATTTGTATTATTATTATTATTAGTTGTGGGCGTAACTAAAGTAGTGATACCGCTACCCGTTGTATTTGTATTATTATCAGTTGTGAGCGTAAATCCCATATCAATTACATCTTGTATTGTTAACGTGCCATTTTGTAAACCCGTTAATATTTGACCTGGGGTGAGAGAAGTTGTCGTAGGTGTTACTGGCGTCACAGGTGTTACTGGCGTCACAGGCGTCACAGGTGTTACTGGCGTTACTGGCGTCACAGGTGTTACTGGCGTCACAGGTGTTACTGGCGTCACAGGCGTCACAGGCGTCACAGGCGTCACAGGTGTTACTGGCTTTACTGGCGTCACAGGCGTCACAGGTGTTACTGGCGTCACAGGTGTTACTGGCGTCACAGGTGTTACTGGCGTCACAGGCGTGATGGGTGTGATGGGTGTGATGGGTGTGATGGGTGTGATGGGTGTGATGGGTGTGATGGGTGTGATGGGTGT